GCGTATGATGCCCAACGTGTATGAATATCGTTTAGTTGTGCTGAATAGCCGTCATCGTCTGGTATAATTTCGATTAATCGACCATTGATTGCTTTTTCCCAATAATGATATGGCTGCAGGAATGATCTACAACCGAATCCATGTATCTGATCATGATCTTCTTCGTCAGCACAACCTAGATAAGGATCATGATAGTGGTTAGTCAGATAGCCGCGATCTGCAAATATTCCGTATTGATATTCGAGAGCAACAACATCTGGACATGTATTTGATTGCGCTAACTGCTTATATAACCACACACCATGCGGTGTAATAAAATCATCACCATCAACGAGGACCATGTGATCGTTATTAGAAGCGGTAAAAACATCTAATACTGTATTTTTACCAACAGCCGCAGTACCATCGCTTTCAGTAACAGTATATTCAATATTAGCGCTTTCACAATAATCTATAGCGGTATTGACATAGTCACCATCAAGACTATTGATGACAATATGCAAATCCTCTTTAGGTATAGTTCGCTCGTGTCTCTGAGTAGCTTTGAGGTTTTTACTACAGAGTGCGTAGAATTTAAGGCTCATATCAATCAGTCGGCTGAATAGGCCAAACTACAGAAGTAGGAAATGTGTTCTGATTAGGTACATCTCGTAGTGCTTGACGATATGCAGTCATTTCAGCTGTCATCGTTCTATCTGATAGCGCTAGAGTATCCGTTAACTTTAATAGGTGATTTCTTTTAGACCTAATTTCTCCAGCAAGTTGATCTTCAGATTTATCCCACACTTGCCATCCATACGTGATGGTAGTATTTGATTCAGTCACATTTTCTGTGACATATTGAGTTGCTATATTAAAAGAAGGTTGATCTACAAATACACTGTCTTTACACGTACCGATATCCGTGTCAAGAGTAAATGTTTCGTCCAATCTTTGCCAATAACGTTCTGCTTGTGTTACTTCAGCTTTTGCTTGCTCGTGCACGCTGTTCGCATCAAAATCATCATCTAAACCTATATTAACAAAATAGTCTGGTTTATTTTCTTTTGAGTAACGCACTTGCATTCTCATTCCAGGAGCATCAACGCTCATAATCTTGTAATCTACCATCATAATCTCCTATGAAAATTCTACGTATATATCTTTATTGTTTGCTCGAGCATATTCGAACATATTCCAAACATTTCCCATTTTAGTCACCGTATCTGATGCAGTATGATATGCAGCATTTCCTGAAGCTGCTCCGCCAGTAAAGCTTGTGAAAACCCATCTGTATGTGTTGTTCTTGCCCGAGGGAGAACCGGGTGAATTTATCGATACAAATTTTGAAGCGGAAGTTCTATTAAAAGTATATTGAGTACCGGTATCACCTTGCCTATAAACTTTTACTGAAGTCCATCCACCATTACTCGATCTGCTTGTGACTATTTCAAAGTGATAATCGAATTGAGAAACCGTGCCGCCTGATGCTCGCTGTGCTTCTTCATAGTCTACAACTACAACACCATAAAGAGTGCCTGATGTAATCAACCCTGTTGTCTTATCTATACTTCCAAAAGCATTATTATTATGTGCTTGGCCGCCTTCATAATGATAGAAATTTACTCTATCCAAAGCACCGTACCCAATTCTATGAGTGTCATATGTAATATTACCACCAGAGTCATTGCTATTACGACCAACACTCGTGATAGTTGCCTTACGAGCACTCTTGCCATAGAAACTAGCAAGAGAAATTGTGCCGCTAGCTATTCCAGCCAATCCTCTTTCTTCTGAACCATTGAAACTAAATTGAGCAGAGCCAGATCTACCCAATTCGATATTAATATCGTTAGTTGAAATTGTTGACGAAGATTGTAAAGTCATTAGCTACTCCAAGGTAGATCACTTTCGTTGATCTCTCCAGTTTGTCTAAGTTCGTCTTCGATCATAAATTCAATGCGGTCGTTTACATGTTCTTCATAATCATTCACAACTTTAGGTTTTACCCAACTCAATAGAGTTTCTTCCGTTAGATCTTCATACGCGATAAAATTGTTTGCTGTAGGATCAAGAACGAAAGGTGTAGCACCTTCAAAATAACCCACGTTATTTGCGCTATCAGTACCTATTTTTTGCCAACGTACATTGACAACTGTATTAGGATGATCGGGTTCATCTTTTCTTGTTAAACCAACAATTTTCCATGTATATGTCATGCTCATTTCTTTAGTTCCTCAATCTCAGCTTTTAATTCTTTAATTGCTTCCACTAATAATGGAACAACACTCGCATAATCAACAGTCATATATTCTGAATCAACCGGCGCAGACTTAATGACCTCTGGTAATATTTTTTGTACTTGCTGTGCTGATAATCCGACATGTTGCTTGTCTTTATAACCGTATTTTTGTGCTATTTCATTTGGTCTATAATAGAATCCATCGAGTGTGCATACTTTATCAAGCGCATTCTCAATATTACCGCTAATGTCCTTTAATCTTTCATCTGAGTAGTATGCTACGATATTACCGGCCGCTCTGATAGAATCACTTGTACTATCTAAATGAGCATAATAACCTGTATTATTAAAGTCATAAAATAGAGGAGCTCGGAAAGAACCGACAGCACGTACATAACTTGTATAGACATATAGCTCATTATTGCCATTACAATAAAAAATATTAGCAGATGTGCCTGTTCTCGCTCGACAGAACCAACTTCCGTCGTTATCTAAAAGACCGCCTTCACCATTACCAGCACCATACCAATAACTCTGTACAGCTCCATCATTATCGTATAAACGTACACCGCCAGCACCAGAAGCACCATACTTCACATCTAAATATGTGCTACCTGTAACTATTTGTGAATTTACATCTAGACCAACACTCGTAGTTCGTGCAACACTTGTTCCATTATAATAGAAATCTGTAGCGCCATTTCGAGTAAAATATAACATCCACTCATTATCTGTATCGTTATATATACCTGCAGTCGTAGCACCATTCGACATAAAGACCCAATCGTCTCTAATTGCATAACCAGCCCATGTTACACCGCGATCATCATCTACTTTAACTGTACCGTAATTGCTAGTCGATACATCTACATAAGCAGCACCACCACCAATACCCAACGACGACTGCATGCCTGATTTATTATTTTTACGAATATAATCGTCGGTAGAAGAAAAGAACACCGTATCTGAACTTCTAGTACTGGCACCATGCGACATATTGAGATAAGCTGCTTTCAAATAACCAGAGCCATGAATAGATACGCTACTATCTTTCTTAATAATACCGCCGTCTTCTAGCAATACTGGATTCCACTCTGACGGAGCTTCAGAAATAGAGTTTAGAGTAACATTACCATATAATTCTGTAGTACCACTAACTGTTCTAACTGCCCAACCTCCACCACTGTGCAACAAACCAAAACCGCTGTTGTCGAAGTACACATAACCTTTTCGATTTGTTGCATTTCCTTGAGTTGAATTATATGCGCTATAGAAAATTAGACCATTGCCAGAGTTGATGTGCCAATAGCTAGAACCAGCAGAGTAAAAATGTTGACCTGTTGATTCATTGTAAATACCTTCACCCGCACCATCATTTCTTAACCAATTAGTCGCAATAATTTTAGCATGAGTTACATTGCTTCCAGTATCTAGCGATTGGTTCGCAGTAAACGTTGTATAGCCAGCACCATTCGTTAACTGATTGTTATTCGTTGGGATAGTAGGCTTATTAGTTAGATCATTGTATGAACCACTGAATGTAGAATAACCAGCAGACGCATGATTGCCCCAACCATATGCTGTATTCCAGTTAGACACATTTGTTGAAGAAAAATCTGTGCTATTCCAAAATTTTGTCCACGTCGTATCCCATGTTCCGCTCGTTTTTCGTCTAGCATATAGATCTACACTATTTGCGGAACCGCCATACGCCATTACCCATTGTTGCGGTTGCCCGCCATCATTAAGCTGCCACATTAACGCGAAATTATCAGGAGAATTTGATGGCTGCGAGCTACCCCAAGAATACCATCCATGATCTAATGGCGTGCTTGTACCGCTGCCCAAGTCATCAGAACTAGTTATTAGAGTTCTTGATAATTCTTGCGCAGTAGTTGTAGTATAACCTGCGCCATTTGTCAATTGATTATTATTCGTTGGAATGGTTGGCTTATTAGACAGATCATTATATGAACCACTGAATGATGATGTGCCTTTTGCATCTAGCTGTGTTTGAATATTGCTAGTTACACCGTCAACATAATTCAATTCAGCGACAGTCGCTGTAATACCAAGATTAGTTAGCGCATTTGTTTTCTGTGTACTAGTAAGACTTTGGTTACTGACGTCGATACGCAACCGATTACCTAAAGAAGTAGATGTCGTTGTAGCAAAATTGGGATCGTCACCCAACGCAGCAGCTAATTCGTTAAGTGTATCGAGTGTGGCAGGTGCAGAGTTTACAACACCAGCAACTTCAGCGTCTACATAATTCTTCATCGCAGTGTTTGAAGATGCGATTGCAGTATTCATTTGAGCTGTATTAGAATAAGCAGCTATATCTGTATCAGTTACATAACTGCTCAGATCAAGTCTTTTGTTAATCCAAGTTGTATTTGCGGCGTTGTATACTAAATAATCATTATTAGTAAGTGAACTAAATGCTGTATCAGTAAGACCACTCAATGAGCTCGATACTGAGAGTGTTGCATTTTCCCACTTACTTGTACTACTATTATACTGTAGTACTTGGTCATCAGCTACACTCGTGACATTGACATTATTAAGAGCAGACAGGTTTTTGGTAGAAATCAGACGATTGACATCTGATTGCTTCATGAAGTCAGTATTAGCCGACGAATTACTATCGACGTCATCTTTCGAGTCTTTAGTATTTTTAGTAGTATCTGTTAAAAGTCTTTTGTTGATATTGTCAAAGAAAAAACTTCGTCTTCTTCTAGCCATTACTGATGAACCTCAATTGTTGTGAGTACAGTCGTCCAACTGATTGTTTTACTCGTGCTTCCTGTCACATGAACACCAATTGCATCATTAGTATCATCAGCTCTGATGTCAACTGCTAGATTTACATCATCTTGAGCCACTGCAATTTCATATATATTTCCTACGTCGGCTACAGTACCACTAAAGTTGTCTGCAACACCTTTTAGATGCCACGCGCCAGATTCGCCTGTAGCGTCTGTTCTTCGTGCTACGATAGAGGCTTCATAGAACAGCGTAGAATTGGCTGAAACCGGTACACGATCGTTTGTGTTGATAGTAAAGATTTCTGTTTCAGTATTATTAGTGGTTGAACCGTGTAATACATATCGATTCTGTATATAGTTACCAACACCTTGAGTAAAAGTATTACTGACTGTTAACTGCTTGATAGAGATGTTATCTTGCAAAGATGCAGAAGAAACAGCCCCATCGGATGGTTTGCCAACAGAGTAAACATCGCCTAAAACTAGAATATAATCGATGACATCATCTGTCTGTAACGTCTCAGAAAATACAATGTTAGAACCACTGATTGAGTAAGCAGTATCAGGAGCCTGAGTTGTACCGTTCAGTGATACAATTAAATTACGTGCAGATTCGGGAAAATAAGCCGCGCTACCATATGTCAGAGCAAATGTAGTATTTGCAGTGACCGTAATAGCATCGAGTATTTTATACGCGCCTGTCTGTGGCTCTTGTCCTAAATAAGGCATGTATTATTTATCCCTCTAGAGCGGCTGATGGAATGTTTGCGGTTTCGTCGGCGGCTGTGTAACGCGCTAAACCTTTAGTGATTCTTAGATCGGATATGTAGCCAGAAAAATAACTGCTATTACTATCACTAACTCCAATTAACATGTTACTAGTATCGTCTGCAATGGTCGCGGAGCTACTTGCAGTTGCTTCTCGTGTGCCATCCAAGTAGAGATAAAAGTTGTTACCCGACCTAACTATCGCTGCGTGATGCCATGTGTCGGCGCTCAAATCTGAGGTTGAGTTGAATGAAACTTCCCACCCCGCAGTATCTGAATCTCCCGCCACAAACCCTAATTTATTAGCAGCAGACGAGTTAATATTCATTACCAATCCTCTCGCCGCGGCAGAAGCGCGTCTCATAATTAAAACCTGATTTGTATTGACTGCTGCCGCGCGAAACCACATCTCCATAGTGAAATCTCCGCTGCCAATGTGAAGCCCTCGGTTGTTTCCAATGGTGATCGAATCGCCAGTACCATCAAAATACATAGACGAGCTCAGATATTTTGTCTGAGTAGTCGACGACTTCACATCACCATTTAAAATCAAGGATTTTACTGACTGAGACTTATCAATGATGCCAGCGTTCGTACCGCTAAGAAGCAGAGAGGTGTTAGTGATGGCTGTTAGTGGTGCTGTGGATGGGGTGAAGTTAGATGTGCGCACTGCACTACCTACAACATATCTAAAATCCGATACTATAGCTTCGGCATGTTGGCGGCCGTTTGCAGCATCTCCGCACAAAGCCACAGCTGCACTATTATTCATAAGTGTAGCAGAGTTAGTAGTTGTTGCGGTTTGTTTTCCATCTTTAAAGAATCTATATGTATTACCTTCTCTACTAAAACACAAGTGTTGCCATTTAAAATCGTTTCTAGCCCATCCAGTATCTAATCCACTTATATCCCAAGTAGAACCAGATGAGGCGTAAAATACATAATTTGAACTAGTACCCGTATATAATAGCCACGGGCCATAGTTACCAAACGACCAACCTTTAGTGGCGAGGCTGGTTTCGTTAGCTGTAGTTGCAAGTGGATATAGCCAAAATTCAACACAGAAATCACCACTACCTGGTTCTAAACTAGCATCATCAGCTACAGTAATATTACTACTACCATCAAAATACATCGACCCGCCATGATCACTTGCTGAATATGTTTCGTAGTCGTATGGTGCAAATGGTTCAGTTTTGGTGTTGCCGGCTATAGTTATAGTGTGACTATTTGTTGAACCGTCTGCTATGTAAGGCAAGTGGCAGGTTAACAGATTGGTATTCGTGATTGCAGTCAAGCGTTCGGTCGGTGGAGTGAATGCTGAGGTGTAGACAGCGGTACCTTTTACAATGCGCGCATCAGAAATGTAGCCATTCATATATCCTGCCGCGATGTTGTAAGTTTGAACTCCGATGTTTAATGCGGAAGTGCCATTAAGATCTTGTGTGTAGCTAGAGGAGCTACCTTTTTCGGTGCCATCAATATAAATTTTTACATTGTTAGATGAGTCCCTTACCGCTGCTACGTGATACCAAGTATTGGCTTCTATTTCGTCAGACGGCGTCGTCGCGTAATGTCCTGCGCTAGTGCTGAACGCGATGTGATTTACGTTGTTGTAATCTCGATACTGAAGCTGCCAGCCTGCGCTGGTGCCGTCGTATTTGTCTATAAATACTGTGCGACTTAAAGAATGCATATAAATCCAACACTCAACTGTAAACTCTCCAGAACCTAAGCGCAAAGTTGCATCATCCGCAATAGACAAATAATCACCAGTACCATCAAAGTATGTCGAATACCCACCACTTCTATAGGGACTAAAAGTAGTTTGAGTTGTATCGCCGTTTACTGTGATTGTATGCGCACTTGAACTAGAATCTACAATGTCATTGTTAACATCATTATTACCGCCGACAGATGTAATCAAAGCTGTGGTGTATTTACTATTTGAAATAGCAAGATTAAACGTAAGCGAAAATGTAGAAGCAGCAGTCGCAATATTAACACCATCGCTCGCTCTGAATGTCAAACTAAACGATTGACCATCCAATGCAGTATTTGTTGATGGAGTAATAGTAAACTCATTAGCAGTATTTCCAGATCCCTGTGTAACCGTAGCAATATCACCAGACGTATCACTCGCTATACTGTAAGTAATTGGTATGCCTTCAGGATCTTCAGCTACGATGTTGATTACAGTAGCTGTACCATCTGAGGAGAGTGTGTAAGTAGATTCGACATTGCTGATACTTGGTGTAGTGTTTACCAGTGCTATCTTATACCAACCATTGTCGCTCCAGATATAGAGTGTGTCGGTAGAATCAACGAGCGCTTGACTACCTTCAGTTACACCAGATAATGGCAGATCATCAATTGTTGCATAGACAGTTACGCCTTGACCGCTACCACCAGATGCATCAGCTGGTTCCCAATACGAATTACTGTTGTCCCAAGTTAATACCTGCCCGTCAGTCGGACTAGTAGATACCACATCATCAAGATCATTAAGATCGATGATCGTGGTATTAGCATTCGCAATGAGCGCTCTATTTCTGACTTTAGTTAATGGCACTTGAGATTCCTTTTAGAATATTTATGCTTCAGTTAAAGGTG